CACTGCTCAGGTCAGCGCCGCGCAGGTCAGCACTGCTCAGGTCAGCACTGCTCAGGTCAGCGCCGCGCAGGTCAGCAACGCGCAGGTTAGCGTCGCGCAGGTCAGCGCGTGCCCCACCTTCTTCGTCGTTTAGCCATTTTTTGTGTTTTGTCAGAATTAATTCTAATTCTTTTTGCTCCATGTGAATTCTCCTAATCAATATAAATCTGATCCCGCGGCATCACACACTTTGCCGCTGTGTAATGTGTGCATTTTTTATCCGGCGGACAGTTGCGCTTCTGTCCGGTATCAAGGATATAATGACAAATGGTGCGTGTATATTGTGTTCCCGCACCACTGCATGTACTCATGTTCCGCCGGTGTCCGCAACGAATGCCGTTGCGGACACATCTGTTTTTCATGTTTCTCACAATTTCACGCTTTCTTTGTTTTTCCGCCGAGAGCGCCGTGCCGCTCCCACAGGCTTTTTCAAAAAAAGAGGTACATTCAATATATAGTCACCCGCACGGAGGTATGAAGCAAACATTTATCTGTCCGCACTATGCTGAGTTTTACTTAGCCTTTGCAATCGACGCATTTCACAGCTCTGCCTTTGCTCAGTTGATTTCTTCCCACTTAAATCTGCCCTTGCCGCTGTTGCGCCACTGCCCAAGTCCGCGGCGAACGCCGAAATTCAGCCATTCACGCACCGCTTCCATCAGGTCATACTTGTCCGTGACATAGCACACAATCGTACATTCAATATAGGTGCCCTCCGGCACTGTCTCGCTATGTGCCAGGGCAATGCGTTCACCTTGCGGCGTACTGCCGCGCAGCGGCCGCTGACACTCGCCGATTCTGCCGTAATGTTGAAAAGGAATTTTTCTCTCGTCAATGAAAACAAGACCGTCAATTTCCTTTTTGAATGCCTTGATTTTGGATGAATAGGAACCTTTCACTTTTCGCAGCGCTGCACAGGTATCTTTGAAAAATCCCTTAATCTGGTAGTCCCACACAAACGGCGTACCGTCCTCCAGCTGCGGAAACACCGTCATGCTTCTCTCTACAACTTCGCCTGTGCCCAGCGCCGCCACTTCTTCCTCACGGCTCATTGCGTCCGGCGCTTTTCTCGCAATAAAGTTGTCGTGAATTTCCGGGTCGTTGGAGGATGTTCCAAGCACTTCCTCTGTAAATGTCAGTCTGACCCTCATGCTTGTTTCCTGAAGCCCGGTTGTTTCTTCTGTTGTTTGTTTCTTTCCAGCCATTTTTCTTCTCCTTTATTTTTTATCTTTGAAAAACAATGCTTTGCCTTCGCCACTCTATGCTTTGTCATGCCTTCGCTTGTCTAAACCCGGCTTTTCGTTGCCATTGCTCGCCTTCTCATATCAACGCCGTAGCTAATCACGTCAATGCTATGCAAATCCCTAGCTCTGCATAACCTTGTAACGCCGAGCCTTCGCCATGCCATGCCCTTCTTCGCTGAGCCTTCGCCATGCCCTGAAACGCATTGCCTTTGCTTTTCTTTGCTACACCATACCATTGCAAGACACCACAGTGCCGTGCCATGCCTTGCTCTGCCCTTGCGCCGTCAATTCGTTCTTCCCCACATAGCCGCGTCGCGGTGCGTGTTCAGGTAAGCGCTCATGTTTTCCCCGGCGTTCTTCATCATTTGCCGCTTATACTTCGCCGCTTCCTGCTCCGGCAAGTGCCAAACCACATTGCCGCTTTCGTCTATGGTGTACCACAGCAATTCCCTGCCGTCGCTCGTTTTTATGTACGCTTCTGCTTTCATGCCTGACCTTGCCACACAATCACCTCGCTTCATTCTATGCAGGGCATTTCGCTATTTATCCGGCTCGCGTTCCTCACGCCAAATCAAATATTCATCTTCAAGCCCGCATTCGCACAGAAAATGATACATTGTCTGATACTGAATCCGCGCGGAAATCGCGTCCAGCTCAGTATAATGCGCCGTATCATGCTCACGGATCCGCAGTGTTCTCCAAAGCCGCAGCGTCTTGATGAACAGTTTTTGCTTCAAACTCAGCTTTGCCATTTTTATTCTCCTTTCTCTGTAATTTGTTTCGCGGTTTCCGTCAGGCGGCTTTTTAATTTCTCCTTGACCTTTTGCAGTTATTCTTGTAGAATGAAAACATCTTATTTAAGGGGAGCTGCTTATGACGTTTAAAATTACTGATGAAGAATACGCCGTTCTGGACTACATACGGTCCCGGAAAGGCACGCATATCGACCATCTGAATATTGTGTTTAAATCATCTGCCGAACCGGCTGTAAAAAATCTTGAAAAATACGCCCTAATTGCCCCGGATTTTCCAAACAAAGACATTTACCATGCTACAATGCTCGGAAAAGCCTACCGGCACGAGAAACCTGCTGTTTCAAAAAATAAGAATGAAGATGATAAACAAAAGAATATCAATCAAAAACACAGCCACAAAAAAATTGGGTTCAACACCGTTTTTACTTATGTTGTGGGGATTTCTACAATCCTCGGAACTATTATTGCTCTCATTGCGCTTCTTAAGGCTTGTTCCTAATCCAACTCCGCAGAAAAAGAAAGCAATTATCAATCCAATCGCAGAATATTTCCCTAAAAAATCCACTCCCCTCACCCCCTTTCTCACCTCTACGTAAGTTCAGCTTTCTAAACCGCTTCTGCAAAAAAATATTCTGAAATATCATTTACGCTGATATTCAGAATCCGGGTGCTCTTTATGATGTCGCTCTGTGTAAACTCATTTTTATTATTGAGTTTTGCTGACAGCGTATTTAATGAGCACCCTAATTTTTCGGCAAAAACTGTATTTGTGCCGCAGATTTCACGAATTCTGCCTTTTAATTTGCTGTAGTCAAAGTCTTTTACACCCATGTTCTCACCTCCAATGTTCAGGTTTCTAAACTTAATATATCATAGCGTTTTCTATTTGTCAACAACTTTTTCTAAACTTTTTACAAAAATATCTTGATTTTTTCTAAACGCTGTTGTAATATATAGTTGAGGTGATAAAGATGGCGCAATTTCACGAACAATTAAAAAAGATTATGCAAGAAAAAGGTATTTCACAAGCAGAGTTGAGTAAGCGCACAGGTATACCAAAATCTGCTATGAGCCAATATCTATCTGGCGCCTTTAAGCCTAAACAAAAACGCACCTATTTACTTGCCAAAGCGCTTGGTGTTAGCGAAGCATGGCTTATTGGTATGGACGGCGCTGAACGCGAACGAAGCGATATAGAGCTTGTCAATTCAGAGTTTCATATTACCTCACATGAAAAAGATGTAATCATCGCCTACCGCAAACATCCCGAAATGCAGGACGCCGTTGATACCATCTTAGGCATTGCCGCTGTTGAACAAAAAGAAAAACACGCCTAACTACAGGCGTGAAGGAAAGATTATTCATATAAGGTTTTAGGAGAAAAAATGTTTAATAAACTAAGCGCTGACGAATTAAAGCAATTAATCAAAGAAGCAATTGATAAAACTCAAAGCTTTTTAAACAATCTCATTAAGAAGAATAATGATGAAGATACAAAAAAAGCCACTTTATTAGGTTACTGGATAAAAAACTATATCAAATATTTAAGCATTGAAAAAACTTTTAAACCTCAATCATTGATTAATTATCGTAAAGGTCGCATTGTATTGGCTGATTTCGGTTTTCGCTTAGGAAATGAAATAGGCGGGAAACACTATGCAATAATTATCGAAAAAAAGAACTCAAAACTTTCCGGAATTGTTACGGTTATTCCTTTAACGTCTCTTAAACCTAGTTTTTCAGATAATAAATATGAATTTCAGTTAAAGACCGGACTCTTTCAATTGGCTGCTGACAAAGTTAATCAAGAAGCTTCTGAGATAAAACAGGAGATTGACGAATTAAATCAGGAAAGAGAAGTAAAATTAACACAATTCCAAGACAGTATTATTACGCTTGAGGAATATAAAAAATTTGAAGATTACAAAAACAAAAGAATAAAAGAGTGGAATATTAAAATCGCAATAATGATGCGCCACTTAAAACAATTAGAAAGTCTTAAATACGACACAGTTGTGAATGTCAGCCAAATAACAACGATTAGTAAAATGCGCATTATTACTCCTAAATCAAATAACGATTTGCTGTCAGGGCTGAAACTATCTGATGAAGATATCAATGAACTAAAAGCTTATTTAAAAAAATTATATCTATTTTAGAATAATTCTTGACGAAACGCATATAATATGATATACTATCACTACAATGTTGTTCTATATGAACAGCCGTGCTTTAGGCACAGATAGTACAAGTGCAGGCGTTTCGTGTTATCACGGAACGCCTGTTGTATTATACAAAATAACCGCCCTACCCTGTTGGCGCAGGATAGAGCGGCGACCACCACACACTGGGCGTGATGATACGTTATAAACGCAACTATATTGTATCATATTCCCCTTGTGTTTTCAAGTTATATCTGAAAAACACAAGGGATTTTTGCGCCCTTTTTCGAATATCATGAACAAAGGGTGATGTTATGAACATTGATTTAAAGGTAGCAGCGGCTTATATCCGCGTTTCTACCGACAGTCAAACCGAGCTTTCGCCGGACAGCCAAATCAAAACAGTCCGTCAGTTTGCCAAGCAGCACGGTTATATCATTCCGAATGAATACATCTTCCGCGACGACGGCATCAGCGGCAGGCGCGCTGACAAACGCCCTGCCTTTAACAACATGATCGCCGCCGCAAAGCAAAAGCCCTCCCCTTTCTGCGCGGTGCTTTTGTGGAAATTCTCGCGCTTTGCCCGCAACCAGGAAGAAAGCGTTTTCTACAAATCCATGCTGCGCAAAAACGGCGTTGATGTTGTCAGCGTTTCCGAGCCTACTGTTGAAGGGCCTTTCGGCAGTCTGATTGAGCGAATTATTGAATGGACTGATGAATATTATTCCATCCGTCTTTCCGGCGAAGTCAAGCGCGGCATGACCGAACGTGTTGAGCGCGGCGGCGCGGTGTCAATTCCTGCCTTTGGCTATGACATTGTAAACAAGCAATATGTGATAAACCCCGAGACTGCTCCGATTGTCAAGCGCATTTTTGCCGACTATCTCAGCGGAATCCCCATTGTCCGCATTGCCCGGCAGCTTAACGAGCAGCGCGTCACCACCACCAAAGGCAACGTGTGGGAAAATCGAACGGTAGAGTATATTCTCTATAACCCGGTGTATATCGGTAAAATCCGGTGGAATCCCAAGCGCCGCACCCGCCGCAACTACGACGATCCCGACATTATGATTGTGGACGGTAACCATGAGCCGATTATTGATACAGATACTTTTGAGCAGGTACAGCAGCGCCTTGCCGCACAGAAGAAGGCGCACCCGCGCAACATGCACACCGAAATCAACGAGGAATACATGCTGCACGGCCTTGTTAAGTGTTCCGCCTGCGGCGCGTCCCTGTCCATGTGCTCAAAAGGAATCGGCTTGCAGTGTATCAAATACACACACGGCAAATGCAACACTTCCCACTACATCAGTATCAACAAGCTCAACAAGCTGGTGATCGCCGCGCTGGAGGTTGCTTTTGAAACCGAATCCTTTGAACTCACCGTGAAAGACCGTCCCGCCGCCGCAGAGCTAACTGAAATTGACATCGGCGCGATGATTGAAAAAGAGCAAAAGAAATTCGCCCGAATCCGAGAAGCCTATGAAAACGGCGTGTATACCCTCGACGAACTCAAAGAAAGCAAACGCATTGCCGACCACAACATTGCCGAATGGAAGAAAAAAGCGGTCAAGCCGGAGAACACCATGGGCGAGCTTATCAAAGTCTTCATCGAAAAGAAAAAAGACATTATTCCCCAACTCAAAAGCGACGACGTGACAGAATCAGAGAAAAACGAGCTTCTCCGCTCCTTCGTCGATAAAATCATCTTCAACCGGACTTCCGAAACCATTCGGATTTTTTATTATACCTAGCATTATCACCTTTTGGAGTATGCAGGCGCATACTCCAAAAAGCGATAGCCCTCCTGCAATACCACAGGAGGGCTTTTTAACATTCTATCACATATTTTTATTAATGTCAAACCCCATTGTCCGCGCGAGTGCCTTAGCGTCTGTTATTATATGCTCCGCAGATATTTAGGGGCGAATTAGTTAAACATTGGAATCACCTTACCCTTAACTAAACCTTTAACTAATAGCAAATTACCGGCAAATTAAAAAACCGCATATGAAAGCCATTTTTTCTTAGTTATTAACTAAGTAATTAACTACATATCAACTTAAATCAATCAAAAATTTTACATTTTAGTTGATTTCTTTCGAAAATAGTTGATTTGTTTCTAAAATCAATTGATTTATTTTTTGAAACAACTCAACCGCACAGCGCCGCAAAGGTCTCCTTGCCTGCCACGCCGTCGATTTCCAGTGCGTTTTGGTACTGGAAGCTGCGGACGGCTGCTTCGGTGGCTTCGCCGAAGGTGCCGTCGAAACCGCAGGCGGGGTAGCCGCTGCAGATAAGGAGCGCCTGCAAGATGGACGGATAGCCGCCTTTTGCGCCTTTTTTGAGGTTGCGGACGGCGGCTTTTGTTTTCTCGCCAAAGATACCGTCAACCGTCAAGCCTGCGCTGTACCAATCGTCTAAAACCGCCTGCAAGCCCGAAATCAGGGCTTTTTTTGTTGCCCTTCCCGCGATACCGTCAACAGCTAAACCCGCGTCAAAGGTCAAATTCAGCCATTTCTGCACGTCCTGGACGGTCGGGGCGGTCGGCTCCGGCGTTGGTGTGGGAGCTTTGCCCCAATTGTTGTAGCCGCCGCTCTTGATGATGGCGGGATAGTCCTTGTAGGCGTAGTTTTGGTCGAAAATCTCGCCCTCGATATAGGCTGAGCAAATCGGATTGTACTCGCCGCCGAATTGCCACATGCCGAGGTTGTCGCCGGGATAGCCGCATTTTGTCGCCCACTGCGCCCACCACATGTCATATTTCTGCCAGATGGACTTATCAAGATAGTTCTCGATTTCCTCAAAGCCGGTGTAAAGCATGGGATAATAGCCCGCTTTGGCAAGCCCTTCCAGCAGGAACTTCGCGTTGCGGGTGACGTTTTCGTAATTCCAGCCGCCGCGCGATTTCTTGTAGTCGTCGCTGTCCTCAACGTCAATTGCGATGGGATAAGTCGGGCGCTTGCCCGCAAGCCTTGACAGAATTTTGTCGAGCTCCTGCCTGTCCTCGTCGGCGCTGAGCGAATAGGTGTAGTAGTACGCTCCCCACGGCATGCCGGCGGCTTCGGCTTTGCTGACGTTCTCGGCGAAGCGGTTGCCGAGATTTATCATCACGAAGGAAATGCCGTTGCGTTTGAGCATGGCAAAATCGACGTCGCCGTTTGCGCCGCTGATGTCTACGCCCTTAGCCTTAATCAGACTCATGCTCACACCCCTCTTGGAGCACAGGAATACCATATTGAGAAGCCGCTAACTGTTCAATTCTACAGCCACGGTATTCCTCCCACCCTTTCACAAAAAAGGCAACATCGGCAGTAGAGAGTAATTCCAACGACTTTCCAAGGAACCACAAAGGTTTTGCGTCGTGAGGCGCATTTTCAAAAAAGCTGTCTATCACCTCAATTTCTTCGCCAACTAACTCTTGTGCAATTTTGATGGCGTTCTCGCGTTCCTGTTTGATTTGCTCATTAGTTTTGTCGCGCATGGGCTGACTGATAAATAATTTTTTCATAGTTTAATCCTCCGTTTCTTTTTCTTCCTTAAAGTGCTTTCCGCTCTCTGCCTTGTCCTCGACCTTGCCTTTGAGGGTCTTAATCATATCGACAAGGAATTTCGGGAGCGGGATATTTAATTCGCCGAGGTTTTCGAGAATGGAAATCAGCTCGTTGATAATCAGCCAAATCGTGATAATCATACCGAAACAGTAATTGATTTGGATATTGACGCCGATTTGCACCAGCGCCGAGGTAATGAGATAATCGACGACCATTCCCACCGCGACAAGCGCGATGTAGCCCGCCTTTTTCAAAATGCCCATCACGCCGATTCTGCTGTTGAGCTGCTTGGTGTAGCTTGCCGCCGCCATGCCGGTGACATAATCAATCAGCATGACCGCCACAAGCACGGCGAGCGGAATGAGCAGCACGTTAAAATATGCCGCCAGCGCGCCGAGCATGGTGGCGAAAATTGCCTGAATAAATTCTTTCATTGGATTCATCCTTTCGTAATAACAATTTTATCAATATCGGTATAAGCAAGGCAAAAGCGAATATATGCCACTCCTGCATTTGTGCCGCTGTTCGTACCAACCGACAAGTCAAAATCGCCGGAAAGATAGTCCGCCGCCCATGTTGGCTTTGGTGAAATGCCGGCGTTTTGCGCCGCCTTTGGCGAAATGTAAATGCCGATATAGTTCTTGCCCGAATCGTAGAGCTGCGCTGCGCCGACCTGATTGTTGCTGTTGTTGGCTTTGTTTGTCACAACATGAAGCACGTCGGCGGTGGTTGCCGGAATAAAGCCGGTAACGAGCGTTTCTGTCAGGTCGGCAGTGATACCACGCGAGGAATTGAAACGTCCGCCGATAACAACATCCGCGTCGGTTTTGTCGAACAGATTCACCGGGGCAGGCTCCGATTTATAATCAAGGCTGAATTCCCTGTCATAGCCTGCGCCGTAGTTGTCCACATAACACATTTCGCTGTCAAGGTCAATTGTCACCAGCGAAAACGACGTGTCGGTGCGGCTGTTCTCGGTTTTCGGATAGGTCGTGTCCTCGTTCCATGCCGCGTAGCTCGCGTTGTTTTTGTAGTGGTTGTTGTCGTAAAAATTCGCGTTCGGAATCGTAAAGCGGCGGATTTGATCGGACATATAGCCCACATTGTAGCAGTGCGTGTGACCGTGACAATTGCCGATAATCTTTGCGCTGTGGTTGGTAAAGGCGTAGCTGCCGTATGTGCCGCCGTTTGTGTAGGGGAGCAGAATATCGGCGGCAATGCCCGAATTCATATCCAGCGGCGCGTGCGACATCAGCAGGATTTTCCAGTCTGCCGCGTCGCTCTTTTCGTTTAAGGCAATCAGCGTTTCGCACAGCCAGTTCTTTTGCGCCTGCGATACGCTGAGCAGCGTGCCTTGTGTGGAGGTGCTCACCGTGTCGGAGGTGTTGAGATAAATCACGCGCAGCTTGGCGCGCTCAATATCATAATAGCCGTAGTTGCTCAGACCGTCGCCTGTGCCCGCGTTGTACCGCCCGATCAGCTGATAGGCGCCGCTGTTTTGCAAGCGGCTCACAGCGCCTCCGCTGCCGGTGGTCGCGCATTGGTCGTGATTGCCCACAACCCTGATGTTCGGCACACCGCCGAAGCCGTCTCTCAGGAACAGATTCATTTCCTGCAAATCGGCTTTGAGCCAATCCGTTTGGTACTGCGCGGTGGTATGCGCCACGCCCGCCCACGTCATATCACCGAGAGACGCGACAAAATCGAGCGGGATCCGCTCCGCGATATACTTCACCGCCTGACCGCAGTGCTTATTTGCAATGCGGGTGTAGCTGTGAGAAACTTCGGCGGCGTCGTTATGACCGTCCGACACCGCGATAAAGCGCACCGTCCTGCCGAGTCCTGTGTGCGAAAACGCCTTTGCAAGCACGCTCTCGCTCTCGTCAATCACATACTGCGGCACCACGCCGCCGCTGACAAGCGCGTCTACCTCGGACTTGGTGTAGGTGGTTGCCTTGTCAGCCTTGCCGCTGATGTCGGGGATTTCGGATTTATCCGCCTTGTTCGCAATGTCAGCGCTTGTCAAATACTGTGAGTGCGTATGGCTTGCGTTTGCCTTGCCGTCAAGCAAGCTGTTAACTTCGGTCTTGTTGTAGTAGTTGGCAAGGCTTTGGTGCGACGTCAGAAACCCGCTGTCGTTCGTGAGCTGTGAGGTTTTGGACGGGACAGCGGCTTTTTCCGCAAAGTAATTTGAAAAATCAAAAAGATTATGCCGCCCGAAGTCGCTGTCGATATAGTACAGAATATAGTGACCGTTGGGGTTGTAGGTTGTGTCTATCGTGTTATCGACAAGCAAAGTCGGACTAATATTCGGGTCGCCGGCAAAGGTACCGTCAAGAAATTCAAAAAACTTTACATCAGATTCATCTTTTGTATATGCGTCTGTAATGCCGTAGCCTGCGAGCGTGGTTGCCTTTTCAGCCTTACCGCTGATGTCGGGAATTTCGGATTTATCGGCTTTGCCTTCAATCGCCGAATTCTGCGCTGCGTTCTGGCTGTCAACATATGTTTTGTCTGCCTTGTTCGAAACAATTGCTTCAATATCGTTCCTGGTACTATTAACCAGATTAATAACAGCATTTGCGTTTGGGTAAGAATCACTGGTAAGAAGCTCAGGTTTTGTAAGCTTATCGGTTTTATAAATTCTTCGTTCAAATAGGTTAATCGCAGTAGTTTTTGAATACACATCATCCGTGTTAGCTTTTCTTTCAATTACCGCATTTTGTGCAGTGTTTTGTTCATCAACATACGTTTTGTCTGCCTTCGCTGCAATCACCTCGTTTTGCGCTGCGTTCTGGCTTTCAACATACGTTTTGTCGGCCTTAGCTGCAATCACAGTGTTTTGCTCGGCGTTTTGCGCGTTAACATAGTCGATATTATTCTGCAATCCCTCATTAAGCGCGGCAATAAGTCTGTCATACAAGCCCGGTTTTGCCGCTTCTTCGTCCAGTGCGTCCGAAACAATGCCCCTTGCCACATCAATGCTGACAACATTCGTTGCGATTGTCATAACAACTTCATCGTCCGCTGTGACGGAGCCCAGCAGTCCGAATTTGATTTGCTCGTGCTTTTTCAGCAGCTGCGCGGGAATGCTTACCGTTAAAGCGTTGTCGTTATCAATCGCAGCGTTTACTGCGACAACGTGCTTTGCATTTACATAAAAGCCGGCTGTAACAATATGAACGCCGTCCCAATCGTCCCCCTCCTGAAAATGGCAGGTGATTTTGGAATAGGCATATTCTCCCCCAACCGGTGAAAAGCCGTCGCGCCGTTTCAATGTGTTTTTGTAGACGTCAAAATTCAACACATTGCTCATGCTCTCACTCCTTCCGCCTTTATTGTATCAATTTTATTGTTATTTGGGTGTCAGCGAAAAGGAGCGGCAACGCCGCTCCCCTTTCTACTTGTTTTTATTCTTCTTGTAACGCTCATAAGCTTCACTAACCGCCGCCTTGTCGCCGTAAATGTTGAGCAGCGTTTGGTTAATTCTGTCCAGCCGTTCGCGCGGTCCGTTGTCGGTTGCGTCTTCCAACTCTTTAAACAACGGCTTTGTTTTGTTCAGGCTTCTCATGTCCTTGTCAACCTCTTCCCCGCTCTTGCTTCCGTTTTCAACCAAATAGGCTTTCACAAGCTCATAGCTCTCAAGCTCGCCGTTTTTCAGAGCATTAAAAGCGTCGGTTTCTGTGTATTCCGCAGGCTCGCTCTTTGTCGTGTCAAGCGATTTGATGTAGTCCGCCGCAAGCTTTTCCGCAGCGTTTTCGTTGAAGCCCAGCGCCGTCAGCTCACCTTCGGCTTCCTCGAAATCGGTGATGTTTTCTGCCTTCATTTGCTTTTTGATTTCCGGAATCACCTTGTCAACCGCTTTTCCGGCAACGTATTCGCTCAGTCCCATGTCCACAAGCTCCTGTTTAATTTGCGCAGCTTCCGGATAGTTGCCGTTGGCTTCCGCAATCGCCGCCTGCATTACTTCCTCTCTTTGCGCTGCGCCCTCAATCAGCTTGTCGTCAACTGCGTTTTGTGCCTGCTCGCGGCTTTTTCCTTCCGACATTTTCTGCTCAATCCACATACGCGTCAGCTCGTCGCCTTTTTTCTTGTTGCCGCTGTCGTAGGCGGTGAGAATGTGCTGTGTGATATGGTCGGTTTTTAACTCGCCCTTGTTATTCACAAGTCCGTACATGTAACCATCTTTCACTCTGTTGCCAATTCCCTTTGCAATTGTGCTGAGATTTGAGTATGGAATACCAAACCACTCCGCAAATGAGCCGGGCACATCGGCAATTTTCCAGAAGAAGTCCCACGGATTTACATTTGCCTTTTCCACGCTGTTAATCTGCTGATTGAGCAAATTTGCTGACTTTCTGAGCCTGTCAAACCAATCATTGACAATTGATAACGAGGTTGCTTCACTGATTTTTGAGGTATTAAGCCAGTTTTCTTCACCGCCTATCAGCTTTTCAATGCTCGTTTTTGCGTCCTCAATCAATGCCTGCAAGTAGTCGCCGCCCACAGGAGCCGCCGTGTTAACGCCGTTTGTCAGCATATCCCACAGCACGCCTCCGGTAATAGAGCCAAAGGTCAGCGCGTCGTTTTCGTCGTCCTTGTAGTGGTCGTCTCTGTGCCGCGACCATGCCGCCGCAAATGTCATCAGACTGAACACAAAGTTTGATACTACCTGAGATGATACCGCCTTAGCAAACTTTTTCGCACTTGTTTTGTCGCGCTTAGTGACAAATTCAGCCGCCGCGTTTGCCAAAATACCCATGTTCTGCATTGGCTGCGTTTTAAACGGAAACAGCGCCTTTCTCATGCTGTTGCTGTTCTTTTGGAATTGTGAACGGTGCAGTGAATCATACATCGGCTGTGTGTCCTCGATCACCGTGTCATAAAGCTTGGTAACGTCCTGCCAGTATTCCTCACTGCCAATTTCTTTATGTGCCTTTTTGTATTCGCGGTTGATGTTTGATTTTGTCGCTTCCCACAGCGCCGCTGTTGTCAGACAATCCATGCCCTGAATCCATTTCACCGGGTTAATCACTGCCGGAGCCTTTCGTGCCAGCTTGCTTTTGTTGAACATGTCAGACACTTCCTGCACACTCATACCCTTTCGGCGGATATAGTGCTGCGCTGTGTGCGCGTCAATTTCTTTTATAATATCATTGTAGTGTTTGGTGAAGCTTCTTCCTGCAAATTTTGCCAGTCCTGCGGTCAAATCGCCGCCGCTCAAATACAATCCTGCCGTTGGATAACTCGCCGCCTGCTTAATCACAACGCCTAAATTGCCCACAAGCGACGTTTTCACGCGCGTTTTATAGAGAAAGTCCGCAATTTTGCTGAATTTGTCTGTATCTGTATCTTTGGTGCTTTCCAGCTCTGTAACTGCTTTTTCAATCATGGCAACGCTGTTTTTGCCGAATTTTTCAGAAAGTGCCTTTTTCACACTGTCCGCCGCATACCACTCGTTGCCCTCTGACGAAAAGCCGGTTGTTCCCTTCCACATTCTTTTAAAGTTGACAAGCGGAATATCCAAGCCGTAGAGTTTGCCGGTCTGCTTAATGTGCCGCTCAATCACGCTGTTAAGGCTCTCAATCAAAATCGGCTGCGGCGCGTGTGGGGTTATGTGCTTATAACTGCCTGCGCCTTCAATGGTATAGTCGAATTTCAGTGTGGAAAGCTCACCCTTCTTAAAATCATTGTCTACCCTCACCGGGATATAGTAATCGCTTACTGCAATTTCACGGTGACGCGTCACCATAAAGGTTTCGTTAATCGCTTTTTTGGCAACCTCATTAAAATAACGCTCTGCTATCAGCATGTAGCTGTTCTCAAAGTCGCCCATGGCTTTAATGATTTGACTGATTAAGTCTTCACCAACCGGCACCGTTCTGGTGTTCTCCCACAAGTCGCCTTTCCCTTTGCTCACCGCCTTCGGGTCGGCTACGCGAATACCGCCGCGCTTCATGTGGTTCATTTTTTTGCTGCGGCTTTCGCGCTTCCATGTCATCAGCACCTGAAGCGCCTGCATCCTTGTCATTTCAATATGATAGCCCTTGCCTTCGTGGGTGTAGTCAAAGAAAATAACATCATTGCAAGCCTGCTTATATTCTTTGTCGTTCCGCTCAACCAATTCGGTGAACATCTTTTCAGCGTTCATTTCCCACAGCCATTCCTTGCGCTGTCCTTCATTCAGTGCGTAAAACAGCTTGCGCAGCTCAGATTTCTCATTAAAATCTGCCATTTGGTTAACGGCTCTCAGCGGGTTCATCATCAGCTCTGCAAATTCCGAAAATTTCTTCTTTGCTTTTCCGTCCTTAATCGCCCGCGTTTCGCGAATCACAGCGTCACTTGCTTCTCTGGCTGTCACTCCGTCCTTTCTCAGCAACAGCTTTCGCGCATTTTCAATACGATGCACAATTTCATCAACCAACATCCTCAAATCGCTGATTTCAAAATTATCAAATGTTTCCCGGCTGATTTTCTTCGTGCCTTTCGCCCCGGTTTTCTGATAGTCCATTGTCAGATTATTGGCAATATCATGCAGCCTGTCGGCAAATCCCTCGTCAAAGGCTTCCTGAAAATCACCGTCATACTTTTCCGATTCGTTTCTTAACTGTCTGATTTGCTCCGCCATCGCGCCCATTTTCTCTGCAACAATTGAGCGCTTATTCAGCACAATCCCCTCTCCCAACGCTTCAACAGCGTTCAAAAAGGCTTCGTTATGCAAGATTTCGGGCGGAATGAACTTCTCGTTGGTGGGATTGACAATCATCGTACGCAGCTTTGCCATGTTTCGCCGCACACTCTCCAAATCCTTCCGCGCCTGCGCGTTTTCCAAATACTGCTCCCTGAAATTCTTTGTATCAGACCGCACAAAGGCTTTCAGCGTTGCCAAATCTTCCTCGGCAAGCTCACGCAAGCCGTGTTCTCTGAGATAACGGCTTCTTGCGCGTTCAAGCTGACGGTTCAGCCCCTCCGCTTTCGCCTTGTGAAGCGCAGTGCGTTCTGCAAGTGCTTTTTGACTCTCATTTCTGATTTCTCTGAGCTGCTTTTGGTCGGCGTTTCTGCCGGCCTTTGCGCGCTCGCCCTTCTCCTGCACAATGTCGGTTACAAGCTCAAATGCCATCTCCAGCGCGGCGGAATCAATGCTTTCATGATAACCGTCGTAATACGGATTCACAAAGGTTGGCTGCAGTTGGTTTTTCAAAAGGTCGGCAAGCCACCCCCACGCTTCAAGGCTGTCCGGGCGTTCACCGTTCGGGAAAAGAAAACTGAAATCTCCTAAGGTTTCGCCGTGCGTAGTCAAGTCTGACACGAAGTCAAGCAAATCGTTCATATAAATCGGGCGCTGATACTTCTCCTTGTCGCGCTCAAAGCCAACATGAACATACCCTTTCAGCGCCTGCCGCAGTTTCTTAACATCGCCGTCATATCTGTACAGCACCTCGCTCTGCGCGTAGGGCGTAATCATCAGCGTGCCGCCGCGCAAATAGCTCTTAATCTGCTTTGCCGCTTCCTCATATGCACCGTCATACTGATAATCGCCGCTGTGCTCCAAGTATTTCCGGCACTTTGTCACCAGCGCATTGATAAAGGTGGAAAAGTCTCCCTTTTTAAAGTCCTTCACATCCTTAACAAACTGCTCAATATCGCCCGCAATCTCTCCGGCAAGCTCACGGTTCAGCCGCTCCTTAATGCCATAGCTGCGCATCACGCGCCGCGCAATCCTCAAATAGTCCTCTGACGAAAGCTTCACGCTGTCAAAGCCCTTTATGCCGCGCTCCGCTGTGCGCGCCATCGCGTCATAAATCACCATCACCGTTTCCGTCGGCGTGTGCTCGTTCATGTACTTGCCGACGTCAAAGCTCTTGCCGCGGCTTAAATCAATTTCATCATCAATAATCTGCCCGGTTGTCCGTCCGTATGGGTCGCGTGGGTCAACCTCGTCCAGCATGCCGCTGTCCTCATAATCATCAAACAAATCCTCAATCCCCAGACTGTCATAGATGGTGTCGTCTTTGGAGTAGCGCGCGTTGGGGTCGATCTCTATATTTTCGTCTCCGGAAACTTCTCCCTGAGTCTGTTCAAAAAATCCTGTTCCGAAAGATGTTCCCCCACCAATTTTTCCATTTTGAATACGTCTTCGTGTGAGTTGATAATACTTACCACTTGCTTTACTGTACTTTTGGAATACTTGTCCATACAAGTCAGCATAATTTTGGAGAGCTGCTTTGATGTCGATTTCATCATAACCATCCTCTACTAATCGAACTAAAACATTTGCTGTATTTTCTGTGTCGTCATGTATATTATAATTGTAATTTATGATTTTGTAAACAGCATAGACGGGAACGTCGGAATCTACTGTATCGTATATTACAACTTTGCATCCAAAACTTCCGTACTCGCCTTTATAATCATTTTCATAAGGGAGCACAATTGCATTATCTCCAATACGAAAAGCGTCACTTTGATTGTTTTTCATTGCAGCTTTATAGAATCTGCTCCATTCAGATGAATCTAACGCTCTGTAAAAAGGTCTGATCTTTGCAAACCTCTCCTCGCTCTCCCTTCCCCCAAACTTCCTTTCATTCTCTCTCGCTTCATCAAACATTGTTGAGCAGAGCGCCGCCATGCGTTCAAGCGCTTGGTGGTCGTCAATGAACGCCTGTGCCTGCGCGTTGTGCGCCGCAAGCTCCCCGTCGCCTTTAAAGAACTTCATCACCCTGTCGGCAATACGTTTCAGCGCATCGCTGACTTTTTTTAATATGCTTTGGTTTTTCTTTGTTTCCAGGGCAATTTGCAGCGCGTTTTCGTCCATGGCAAGCGATTCAACGGTTTTGCAAACAAGCTCCTCCATCTGCACTTCACTTGTCGGCGCGTCCTTGCCCCAAATTGCGGAAATATCCGTCAGCATTTTGTCAATATCCTTGCCCTGCTCTGTCAGGTAATTGACAACGAATTTTTCAAGCGCTCTGAACCCTTCGGGATCATACACCCGCGCATTGTGCGTTGCTTCATGCAATGCGGTGGTGAAAATCACATGATCCGGCTTTTTGGCGTTTACATAAATGCGGTCATTGGCAAACTGTCCGTTTTCATCATCACCAAACATGTCTGTCAGCACTATTTCTTTACCGGTTTTCTCGGCGACTACTTGCAAAAGGTTCATCAATTCGCTTTTGTCGTCCACCGAAACGCCGCGTTCTGCGTACACCCTGCTTTCTGCGGCGCTGGTTGCTCTCGGTACCCTCACCTTTTTCAGCAAATAACTCTGCGTTCTTACGCTGATGTCGCGGTCGTTCATGCCCGCTTCAATCGCGCCGCGCGCCGCTGTTTCGCCCATGCCCCTGATAACAGATAACAGCTGCGGGTTCTTCGCCGCACTTTCAAACGAAACGCCGCGCCCGCCCATCTCATAAAGCGCGTTAAATGCGCCCTTGTAATCGTCAAGCGACATGCCGCTTGCCTTTGCACTTTCATAATTGGCAAGCAGCGCCCGCGCACCCAGCGTATCATATGACGGCGCCAAATTCAAAAGCTGTGCATATGCTTCATCACTCAGCGCAATGCCCGCCGCGTCAACTATACTGCCATCGCTGAGCTTCACGCTCACCGTGTTGTCGTTTCTGCCGTACTCCGCCGCGCTGCTCTCAATGCCGAGCACAACAACCGCCTTTCCGTTTCTGTCCGTAGCCGTCAATCCGTTTTTGTGCGCTTCTCCAAATGAGCTTTTGATTTCGCGCTGACCGGTTTCAAGCTTGTTTCCGGCATAGTCAAACGCCGCAAAATCTTTGCCGCTCTGCGCTTGCCGCTCCTGATAATCGCTCAGCGTTTCCGCCCCGGTCATTTGCGCAATGGCGTCAACCGTCACCTGCTCATTGGCAACCTTCACAAATAACTGCGCCGCGTCCTTCTCGTCAAGCTTGCCTTCCTTATGCAGCTCCGCAAAATGCTCTGCGGTTTTTCTCGTCTGCGCGTCAACGCTCTTTTTCGCCGCGTCCAGCACCGCGTCTACGCCGTTGTCTTTGACAATCTTCTGAGCAGTTTTTGCCGCTTCACTGTTGCTTTCTCCGATAAGGTCGGCGGCTTCTGCCTTTGTAATTTCAACGCCGCCAAGCTTCAGCCTGCTTTTACCCTTAACCAGATTCACCGTGCTCACGCCGCCGCCCAACACACCGCCGCTCAGCGCGCCGCCGAGAAAATCGTCAAATAAACCTCGTCCCCAATCCTTCCAAGCCTGTTTTTCGGCTTCCTCGCGGCTGTAGCCGTTTTGCATGTATTGATTAATAGCGCGGTTAATACTGCTGTTATCGCCGTTAATCACGCCGTCTGTCAGCGTGTTGGCAAGCGTTGTCGCCACTTCTTCGCTGCCTTCTGTAAACGATTGTTTTAATACGTTGGCAAATAAATCCTTGATTCCCTTAACATTACCCTTTGCCTGCATTACTTTCAGCTTTTCAAGGGAAACATTTTCAAAAATCAATTCAGCCGCGCCCTGTGCAATCATTGTTTTTGTTGCCTGCCCCAAGTCGCCGCCGTTTTCAATTACCTCATTTGCGGCGTTCACGCCTGCGGAAGAAAAGAACATAGCGCCGGAAATAAACTGACCCGCAACCGGAATTTGATTCACCGCCGCCGCAAGCACCATATCCTGCATGCTCGTTCCGGTGGAATATAAAAACTGCGCAATGCGATTGTCTCCGGCAAGCACCTTTCCCGCTTCATCGCGCATGATATTAGCCTTATAATTCCATGTTCCCGCCGGGTCATAATAGCCGTCGCCGCCGAAAAGCTGCTCCACTCTCGCCGCTGCAATCTTTGGCAAATCCAAAATCGAGCCAACCATATTAACAGGCGTAGAATCCACACTCATTAATGCCGCTGTCAGCCAGTTTGCCCCGGTAAAGTCGCGCAGCGCCTGATTGTCCTGCAAATTTTGCTGATGTTCCTCATATCGCTTGCGGAATTTCTCAAATTTTTCCGTGTCCACGCCGTCTTTTTTCATCTGCGCATATGTTTTCAGATACAAAGCCTTTTCTTCTTCGCTCACTTGTTCTTTAAAACGGAAGTCTTGTCCGTCAACATATTTAACAGAATTTGCCGCGTTGGGATATTTTTCTATAACGCTGAGATAATACTCGTCCTCTTGTTTTTCTTCAATGATTTGATTAGCGTGTTCAAGCTGATTGCGCAGTGTATCATAATACTTTGCAACAGGAAGCGTCTTTTTCAACGTTGATAATTGGTCGCCTGTGCCGGTTTCAATTATTTTCTTAGCGATATATGCCTTGTCTTCATCACTCAACGCCGTGCTAGCGTAGTGCTTGTCGTCGTTTTGGCTGATACGGTCATAAATTTCGCGCACCTGCTCACCGCTCAGTCCGTACTTTTCGCCGCGGCTTTCAAAGATTCTGCTTTTGTCATAGTCGGAATAGTCCTTCAAATAAGCGCCGTATTCGTCGCGGATTTCGTCATAAACCTTTTGACCGATACTGTCGGGGCTTTTCAGCAGCCCCACCAGCTCGTCATATTGCAGCCCGCCGTACTTGCTTTCTCTGTCTTGCTGCTTTTCGTACGCCCGCAATTCGTCATAATTGGCTTGCAGCTGCTTTTCGCCAAGTCCGTATTCGGCTGCTGCCTGCGCCGCCGTTGTTCTGCCCTGCTTCATTTCGCTGACAATTTGCTCGGCGTGTTTGGCGGTTGCTGTTTCATTATGTGCCTTTAATAATCTATCAGGCGTAATGCCGTGCTTTTCTGCAATTCCCTCAGCAATCTGAGACGCGGCAAAAGGATTATTAATGTTTCTGCCGGTCAAGCCGTTTTGCGGCATATTACTGTCGCGCAAAGTGCTTTCATACTCTTCTACAGCCTGCACGGTATTCACCGCATCCGCCGCCTGCTTGCGCTGGTTCTGCGCGGTTTCGTACCAATAATTGCGCTTTTCCTCGTCGCTGTTTTTGGAAAACCAGTTTTCAGCACCGCCGATCAGCTTGCTCAGCTCGTTATGCTGTGCTCTCAGCTCCTCATAGCCTTCGGGGTTACTATTCTTGATACTGTTCATGTAGCCCTGCATGTACTGCAAGCTGTCCTTAAATTCCGCAATGCGGCTCTGATTGCTGGAAAACTCCTCGGGCGTCCACTGCGTACCCAGCGCCTTCATCTGACTGTCTACGCCGGAGAGGAATTGCCCGATGTCTGTCCGCGCCTTGTTAATAGCGTCGGTGTCCCACCTTATCCGTCCCTCGTCCTTCATCTTCTTGTATTCGTCATAGGAAAGTCCCATTTTCTTCTCCTTTACAGTCCAAAGTAGTTATACACAAACGCCGCTTCATCATCGTTGAGATTGCTTTTCTCCACTACCTTCTTTGCAATGTCCTGAATCGAAGTGTTCTGATACTTCTTTTCCCTGCGCATTTCTCTGATAGTGGTTATTAAATCCTGCGCCGCGCCGGAGGTTTTAGGCACGGCGGTTTTGTTAGCCGCCAGATTTTCGGCGTTAATACCGTTACCCAGCATTACCAAATCCTCATTGTCAACCTTGCCGTTTCGGTTCAAATCAAGCTCATATAAATCGTTTTCACTTGCCTTTTTCGCGCCGCTGATAATACGCTGCGCCATATAAATGTTTTTATTCTGTGCGGCGTTAGCCTTTGCCTGCTCCTTTGACGCTGTTTCTGCCGCCTTTGCCTGCTCCTTTGCCGCTGCAACTCTGTCTTGATATGCGTCCTCTGCCGCTGTGTACGCCATCTTCTGCTCAAAAGCGCGCTGATCCGCGGCAAGCTTTGCCTGACTCTCGGCGCTCTGCGTGTTAAGCTGATATTGCGCGTTGTCAATGCTGCGCGCCTGCGCTGCGTTCTCCATCGCGTTTGAAAGCTGACTGCGGTACACATCGCCCGCAAAGCTCTGCCGCTGCGCGTCCGCCTGCCGTTCGGTGCCGTAGCGGTCTGCAAGATAATTCAGAAAATTCATTCTGTCGCTCTGGGTATCGCGCCGTCTTGCGTAGTCTGTATCGGCAAGGCTTTGCAGAATCTGCGCTGACTGTCCCGCCTGCGCCACTCTTGCCGCCGCTTCCTGCCGTCCCAACGCGCGGAAAGCGGGAGAATAGTTTGCCATGTTTGCCGCTATATCGCCCTGAACGGCGCTGCCCACTGCGTCCGCATATGTCGGTGCCCAACCGCCCGAAAGCTGATTTACCGTCTCCTGTGCCGATTTTCGACCGCTGAGCGCGTTTTGGCTGTAGTCGCGGGCAAACTCTCTGTAATTGGAATCGCTGCCGATATCGTACTGAAAACCGCTCTTATTCAGATATTCATTAATCGCCCTGTCAAGCCGCGCGTCCGCTGTGCTGCTGTAGTCAGCATTCTGTGCCGCCTGTTCCGCAGCTGCAAGCTGTGCTGCCGCCTGTGCCGTTTCTGCACTTTGCTGTGCTGTCGGCGCACCGTTCATCAGCTGATACAGCTTTTCGTTTTCACTGCTCACCGCCATATTCGCCCCTCCTTATTTAATTCTGCTGTACAGATAGTTATAATAAGCGTTGTTCTGCGCCGCCTGCTGGTTTAAGCTTGCCTGTGTGTCCGCGCCCACAGTTTGGTGCTCATATTGGCTTTCTGCAAGCTGCCTGATATTTGAAAGGTTATTTTGCGCCGCGCCCAGTCTGGCCTGCCAATTCTGAAGCTCCTGAGAAAATGCGGTCATGTCAAGCCCCTTTGAAGTGCTGTACTTCTGCTGATAATACTGCATGAAGTTGTAATTGTCGTTTACCTTGTCGCGGAACCGTGCATAAGCGCTGTCGTCCATACCGCGCAGCAGTGAAATCTGGTTCATGGTCTGCTCCTGTTGCCGGTTCCAGTCCTGCAATGCAGAATTGCGCAGCGCCGGGATTTTGCTTGCGAGCTCGTCCATTTGCTGTCCAAAGGCACGCTGACCCGCCGCCATCGCGTAGCTGTTGCTGTAACCGCCGGTGTTCGCGGAATATGCGCCCTGCACATTCTCCTGCGCCTTTTGCCCTTCTCTGCGGTAATAGTCCTTCTGCACCTGATAATCGGCGCTTGAATCCGCGTCCCAGCTAAATTGATTGTTCTGATAGCGGTTTGCAAGCACATTCAGCTGGTTTTGATAGTTGCTTGAATATCCCTTGTTTACCGTGTCCGTGTATTTCTGCACCGCGCTGTTTGCCTGCGCCTGCGCCTGTCTTGTCGCCGCGCTGTCCGTATAAACCGGCGCACTGTTGGCCACGTTGTTATAAAGCCGTGTTGCGTCTTCCACTTGCCTCGGTCCGTAAATGTTATACACCATTCTCTCCACCCCCGCTCACGCCGTTAAGCTTGTCAAAAAAATCCTGCTCTAAATTGTCCTCACCAATGTTCGAAAGAACAAAATTTACCTGCTCATACATATCAACCGCCCACGCCCGCAGCACCCTGATGTCGTCCGTCTCCGGCGGTGGGTCCAGTTTTAATACTGCCATGCCTTTTCACTTCCTCTTGCGAAATCAATCTGAATACCGCTGATTTCCATTTTGCCTTCTCCTTCAATTCTCAGCCGCAAAAACGCCGCACGCCGCACCGGTATTCCTATCATGCTATGCCGTTGCTCCAAAAAATGCAGCTTTTTCAGCTCATGCCATTCGCCCTCATGTTTAAACTGTGCAAAAACCGTCGCTTCGGTGTCCTCTCCTGCTTCAAGCGCAATCTGAATCTTGCTGATAAACTTAGCACCGAAATCATTGTCATATAAATTCGGCGTTTCCATCACCCAATCAAAGCTGCTTTCTTCCTGAGCGGCTGACGGCATCAGATTATTTTGCGCGTCGGCGCAGGTAAATGCTCTCTCTTCGTCAAACCAATACAGCACATTGTTGTATGTCACGCAGCGCGTCATTTGCGTGTCGTCTTCCTTGTGCCAAAGCCCGGTGTCTGTGTCAAGCACAAACAGCTCCCACTCATCCTCTTCGTTCTGAGCCGAGAGGAAATACTTGTTTTTGTGCCGCCCTGCAACGCCGTTTTTATATTTTCTGTCGCCGAACACATTCTTGGAAATCACAACCGGCTGACTGCCGGGGGAATACTGACACACACCCATATGGCTCAAATAAAACAAAACGCCGTTAATCCACACAACGCTCTTTTCGCTGCCGCGCTCTACACCAAGCACGTTATATGTTGTCAGCGCGTAATTTGAGGGCTTGTTACCGAACAGCTTGATTATCCAGTTTTCTTTGAAAAATATCACACTGTCGTTTTGCCGGGCCATTCCGGTGAATTCTCCTTCACAGCCCACTGTCGCGGCGTAACTGTCGGTGGAAATGCCGTCGCCGTATGCCTGCCAGTTGGTGGGGTCGCCCTGCTTGCAGCTGTAGATTTCATTATTCGCGCTGCTGCATGCCCACAGTCTGTTGTTGACCTCCAACATCATGCCGCTGTTTATCTCCGGCATCAAGCGCTCAATTGTCATTGCGCCGGTGTAGGGGACGCTTTTGTCAATATTTGCCTTAATCACAATGCAGTTGTTGTCGGCGTAATACACCTTAAAGGTGTTGCCGTTGAGCACTTCAAGATAATTGCCCCAAAAACCGTTTGGATAATCCGTGTGTCCGCTCGTTTCGCCGTCCACATCCGCCCAATAGCTCGGCGGCGTTGTACTGTTGTTAATCACCATCGGCTTTTTTACTGCGTGCGCCATTCCCGAAATTTTCACAAAGTCGCCTTTTTTAATGCCTTCAAAATGATTATCCGCCGTGCCGTCGTTGCGTGAGATCTTCACATAGTAGTTTTCGATCCTCACAAATTTATGCAAGCCGCCGGCTGTATGATATTCCTTGCCGCCGATCGTTTCCGTTTTTGTCATAACGTCCGTGCAGCGGTAAACGCCGCTGGGCTTTTCGCCCTGTGCTTCAACCGTATCACCTACGCGGATAGTACCCCATTTGCTGTAGTATTCTAATTGCCACGCTTTCGTTTCATCCTCTGCTTCGGAACTTACAGGCTGTGTCTGTTTTTCATAGCTTTCAAGTCCGCTCGCCTTCTCATAAATATAATTGACGGGGCGCGGCACGCCGTTCTCGTCCAGCTCGACCTTTTCTATCGAAAAATCCTTAAAGTTGATTTTCCTTGAGTTTCCGCCTCTGCCTCCTACGTTGAACTCCGCCACATTCAAATAGTCTCCGCTCACGCCCTGCGAAGCAAAGGAAAAATCAATCGGCGTAAATTCATGCGTATTCATATCAAACACATATTTCTCCGGCATAATCACAACTTTATTACCGTAAAGAGTGAGCTCATGCATTGCATGACTGTCAATTCTATAAAACGGATAAAAGGCGTCGCCGACCATCAAATCGCCGTCATAATACAAACACACTTCTTTGCTGCCGACAAACAAAACGTTACTGATAATACTCTCTTGAACAACCTTGCTGCGCGGCTTTCTTGTGCGCAGGCGCGGGAAATCGTCTCCGCAAAGGTTTTTCATATCCGTCATTTCGGTGAAAACCGCCGACGTGTTCGTGCTCACGCGAGAAAATCCCGCGTTCGGTGTGCGGTTCAGCCCTCTGAACACACTGATATAGGTGCTTGTCTTTCTGATTCTGTTAATTTCGGGGAACATAAGCCACCTCAAAAGTGATAGTTATAGCGTTTCTTCTGCCTGTGTGTTTGCCACCAATAGCGTTTCAGTTCCAAATAGGTGTCGCGGAATGCCGCCATGTCGTTTAAATACCGTTCGCTTTCTTCTTCGCGCAGGTCAATTTGCGTTGCGGCGTACTGCTCATACAGCCTGTCAAAAGGCGGCGGCGCGAATAAAACGGTATCTCTGCCGGTGTTCACGTCATATCCGCTGAAATTCGCCGTTGCTTCCTCCTCTCCGGCGCGTCCTCTTACAATGTCCTGCATAATCATGCTTTCTGCCGCGTCAATGTAAGAAATCAGCGCTTCATCATCGACCTCATAGCCGAGCTTTAACGCCTTTACCCTTTCCATTGCCTTCCCTAACGTCATAAACTGTTCCCTTCTTTCTATCAATCGGGTGCGGGCAGAGCCCGCCCGCAATTATTCATTATTCATTCTTAATTATTCATTGAAATAAGGCGGGCAGCAGCAACCGCCGCCACCCGCCTATCATAAGGAGAATAAAAATGGGTAAATTAAAGTGTCACGGCAAAGCCGCCGCTTGTCTGCTTTTCTTCCTGCTTTGCAAAATCGTCCTTCATCTTCTCCTGCATGCCGAAAGAGATATTGCGCTGCTTGATAGCGTTCTCAATAACCTCTTTCACCTTGCGGGGAATCTTCACCACAACGCCGCGCGGCACAACGTACTGCTTGCCGTTGATTGAAACCTCCAGATTCTTGTTGCTCAGCAGCGAACCGGTGGGAGCCATATACTCCACGATCTCCTCGGCTCTCTTGTTTGCCTCCTCAATCTGTGCAAGCTCCTCCTCCTCGCGTTCAAGCGCTTTGTCGGCAAGCGACTTCTTTCTGTCCTCGCTTGCAAGCTGCTGTTTCATCAGCTTCACGTCCGCCATCAGCGCCTCAAAATCTTCCTTTGAGATCGTAACGGTCTGCGCCGCCGCTGTTTCCTCACTTACCGCTGCTTCTTTGCCTGCTGCGGCGGTGATCTCTTCTTTCTTAGCCATATAGCCTCCTGTTATCGTTTATTATGCCCTTGCGGCTTCAACAAGGTTCTCGTTGAGCAGTTTTTCGGTGCTCAGCGAAGCGGTGCTCTCAACGCGCACCATGCACGTCTGACCGGTGATACCGATACCGTGAGTTGTTTTCCAGCCCTGGGTAGCTCTCTGGTTCAGCGGGTCAGCCGTACCGCCGGAGCCGAGCGGCTTGATGATGGTCTGCATACCCTGACCCTCAATCTCGAGCACCTTGTACGCGTCCTTTCCAATCACCAGCGTCGAGTACACATCATACTTATTATCACCGGAAATTGTGGCGCCTGCGCCCTTGAAAATCTTTGCGAAGGACGACACCACAAACCGCACGTTGCCGATCTTGCCAATCTCGCCGTTGAAGATCCTCTCCGCCGCGGCGTACTTCACGATATCGACGAACTTTGGATTCGTCATAACGTCATACTCCACGTTGGGATGGATGATCGCGACATAGCAGCCGTTGATGGTCTCGGTGTCCTGCACCTTCAAATAGTTGACGGCGCGGAAAATCGCTTCGATTGAAAACCGGCATGCGGCAGTCAGAGCGCTGCGCGCATGAATTTCCGTAATTGCGCCGGCGGAGCTGATCGACGGTGCATACAGCACCGACATTCCCGCGTTCAGCGCTTCCACGTCGATTGTCTCAATCGTTCTGCCGCTCTGGCTGGAAAGCTCCTCCGCGTCATGCACAAGCACGTCGTCGCGGCTCGCAAAGCTTGCAAAGTCCGTGATCGGCGTAAACGCGCCGTACTGGTAAACGGGAACCTCCACATAGTAGAAGTTCATGGTGTTCGGCGCAGGGGTCACGCCTTCCTGGAGCGGCGTAGTTTTGACCTCATAAGGCGAAAGACCGCGGATGTTCACCACGTCGCCGCTGTGCTTGGGGTAAGTCAGCTTTTCGCCGAACTGACCGTGCACAAGCTTTCCCATGTGGTTTTTGATAAATGTCTTGGCATAGAAAACCGCCTTTTCCGGCGTGAAATCGTTGCCGCTGGTCGCTACGGTGTTGCCGTATGCGTTGATCGCATAGCCGTTCGATGTACTTCCCGAAGGGCTAAAGCTGGGGTTGGGGTCTGCAAAAAGGTCAATAATGACCTTCATAAACTTTCTTTTCATGTTACTCCCTTTCTTGATTTAAGGGAAACAGTGCCTAAATTTTGTCCATGCCTCTCTTGACGCGTTCAAGCTTTTCGGCAAATTCTTCATCGGTATAATCTCTGTATGACTTTGCCCTTGCAGGCGCTGTCTGTCGCGCCGCATTCTCGGCGGGGCGCTGCCGTTGTGCCTGCATCGTCTGCGCCATGGCGTTTTGCGCCGCCTTTGCCGTGCGTCTGATGGTATTGCTCCGCAGCTCGTCAGCGTGTGCCATTTCATAGGCAAAGGTGAGGTCAAACACTTCATTGCTTGCGCCGGTCGCTTTGTTTTGCTCCTCGTTCTGCTGTGCAATCATATCAAGCGCCGCGCGGAATTTCGGATTATTAAACTCTGCTTCCAGCGAAAAGTCAGGGTACACCTTCTGCGTTTCACTCGCAAGCGTTTGCAGGCGCATGTTCAGCTCGTTTGCCGCCTTGTACTGCCGCAGGCTTTCAAGCTCCTGCCGCTGCGCCGCCGCACTCTGCTTCTGATCGTAGCTTTCAATGAATTCCTCGGCGGTTTGTCCTGCGTCAATCGCCTTTTGCCGCCACATTTCATTGTCGCCGCGAATCGCTTCCAACAGCGCGTCCGGGTCGCTGGTGCCGTACTTTTCGGCAAGCAAGTTCATCACGTTGTCCGATTTTGCCGCTTTTGCTTCCAGCTCTGCGCGGTCACGGTTTGCCTTGCTCGTTCTGTCCTTGACAAAATTCTCGGTACGCTTGTGATAAACGTCCTTGTATTTGCCCTTAACCAGCGCGTCAAATTCCGCGTCCAAATCTTCGGCTTCTTCTGTTTCCTCGTTGTTCGTTGTTTCTTCCGTGCTCTGCCCGGTGCCGCGCTCAGCCTTATTGCCGAACGCTTTTGCGTAGTCTTCCATCAAATCGTCACTGATGTTGAGCTCTTTTGCCCGCTGCATGGTTGCACGGTCTACGGAGCTTGTGGTTTCTCCGTCTCCGCCGCCTTCTGCTCCGCCCTGCGCCGCGCCCGCGCCGGAACCGTCAAAAAGGTTTAAGATAATTCCCATGAATTTTCTTTTGTTCTGCATAGATGCCTCCTGCACGTCTTTCCGTGGTGTCGTTACTCGCGTCTTTCCGCGGTGCCAGCCTTGAAATCCACATGTTTCTCAGCGTCTGATTCAATTATAGCAATAAATAATTTTTAATGGTGTCAGCGAAAATGCACCCGCACATCATCGGGATAATTCTCGGCATACAGTTCAAGCCCAATCGCAATTGCCTTTATGCCTGCCATGTATCTGTTAAAGGCTGTCAGCGTGCCGCGCGCCATCAGTTCCACCTTGCCGCTGTCATAACTGCTTTCATACAGCTTTATGCCGCCGTGCTCGTCGCGGAAGGTGCGTGAATACTGTACCAGCGTGTTAATAATCGCGCTCACTGCAATACATACATCACGGTTTTTGCAGTGGTTTTCCGCTCTCACATGCAGCGTTTGACCGAATTTCTCAATCAAAATCTCCGTCACAGCCTAGCCCCCTGCACTTGATTCACAGGAAGCGGCAGCGCCTCCTGCGCGGGCTGCTGCGGCGCCTGCCCAATCTGTAACTGCGGTGTAGGCATTTGCTGTGCCGTTTGCTCTGCCAGCATTGCTTCAAGCATCTGCACCCTGCCTTGCAGGTCCTGCACTGTTTTCAGCAATTGTGCATTCTGCTTAATGCGCTCCATCAGCTTGTCCTTACCCTCAAACATCATACATTCCAGCATGTTCAGCGCCGCGTCGGCATTTTCCGGCGCAAACGCACCCATTCTGAACAAATCCACCATCATTTGATTGTTTGCCGCTGTCGTAAATGGGTTACTGCGCTGCGCCTTTACCTCAATATCAAACACCGGTAGGCGCTGATATACCGTGTCGTCACCCTCAATCGTGAAATTCTGCGGCACCAAGCCCTCATTACCGAATTGCACATACTCTGTCTTTTTATCCTCTCCCACAATGCGGAACCAGCGTTCGGGATTGTAAAACTGGCGCATGAGCTCAAATACCAAAATGCAAATTTCCGTGTATTCCTCAAATCCGCCTTTGTTCACGTCGCGGCTGATTTTGCCGCCCGCTTCCTGAAGGGCTGCAATTGCCGAACCGGAAGTTACTCCCGCGGCACTCGCGCCGTTTGAAGCGTCGTTTGTGCCGGTTGTCATTTTTATTTCGTCCGTCAGCGCGTTATACATAGCAAGTGAACCCGCCGCAATATCCTTTGTGTCAAGCGGCTCCGTCACCCTTCTGTTACCCTGAAGATGGTCCACCTTGATGAAATCTTTGTTGAGGTCGGCTAAATCGTCAATGCTCACGCCGGCGCTGTCGTCCACAAGACTGCGCGTCTGTGAATTTACCTTGATATTTTTGAGAATGTCATGCCGCAAATCGTCAAGCTCTCGCTGCGGACTGCGGCAAATGTCGATAAACGAAAAGCCCACAGGCGTATCGCGCAGCGGAAACAGCGCACCAAGCACAAACGGATATTTGCCGTGGTCGTACAGTCCGTTGGGATAGTTTTTCGGGTCATTCTCGGTTGCAAACAGCACATGAATGCCCACAAATTTGCAGAAATGCAAAATGCCATCCTTCTTGTAGTACCAGTCGATTACAGCCGCCTTGTTTTCTGTTTTGCTCCGTGCGTCAAAGGTTTTGAATTCTGTTAAACCCAAATCCTCGACGCTCACATCCTTCAGCTGAGGATACATCTCTTTCAGCAGTTCAACGTCAAAATAATTCACGCAAAACACATGCGCGCTGTCCTGGATATCCTCAACATATGGCTCCCATGCAAGTGAAAGAATGTTGACGCGGGTAACGCTGATATCGCCTAAACCGTTTTCCTTTTCCGCGTCCCATGTCACCGCATAGCAGCTTGCGCCGCCCACCAGCTTGTCCGTCCATGCGTCACTGTACGTTTTCTGAAAGCGGTTGCGTTCCAAAACACACGGTACAATGCTGCTCAGCATTGCCGCTGTTTCTTCATCGCTTTTCTCACGCGGTAAAAACACCGGTTCTGGGTAGTTGTCCATTGCGTCGGCGTGTTTGTTTAAAATCACATTGAGCGTTTGCGCACCGATATGCTTTTTTAGCAAATCCTCGCGCAAATTGCCGTCCTCGTCCTTGCGAAACTGCTTTGTCGTCAGCTCGGTGTAAAGCAGATTATAAATGTCAAAGTTATCACTGTATCGCTGGTCGTACTGCTTTTTTGCGGAAAAGTAGTTCATCATGATTGATTTTGCCTTTGCAATTTCTTCCTCGCCAATCGGCTTTCCGCCGCGTCTTGCCGCTGTACGGCGGCGCTTTTGCTTTCTCTCCTGCCCCTGCTTCACCGCCGCGGGAGAAGGATTCTTGGCATACGCCTCTTCTCTTGCTACCGGCAGAACCGCGTTGTTTTCGTCCCTCTGTAATCTCGCCATAATTCCTCCTATGCCACAATATATCTCATTAAGTCATGATTCACGTCCAGCGGATTGTCAAGCTGCCAATCGTGCATCACGTTCCGCCGCGGCGCAATCTGATTCATCATAATCGCGTATCTGCTCTCGTCGTAAATGTGGTCTTCACCCTCTGTGTCAATGTCCTCCACATTCTTCTCCGAATACACCAGCGCCGTTATCGTTCTGATGTATTCCTTGCAGGAACGGAACACATAATACATCGGCACACCGCGATTATCGAACGCAAGCCGGGAATGGTACTGCATTTTTCCTGCAAGCCTTGCGTTGTCGCCACGGTCAAAGTATACGCCGTGCTTCATAAACAGCGAAGCAATCGGAGCGCCGGAGCCGTCGTCAATAAATATCGCGGGGTCAGCCACGCCAATAATCTTCTTTCCGCTCAAATTGATATCATTCTTTTCTATCTGTCGAATATCCTCCGCCACCTTCTCAGCGTCGCGTCTTACGCCAGTGTTCGGTACGCCCTTTACACAGCCGTAATATTCCTTAATGCGGTAATACCGCCCTTCCTCGTCAACGGCGTGCCAACCGACAGAAAACGGCTTCGTAAATCCCCAGTCCATGGAACGAATGATTTTCCAATTGCTCGGCACTCTGAAATCCGCTATCACATGTGTGTTGCGGCGGTCAATGTAGTGTTCCGAATCGTTGATAAATTCCGTGAACACCTGCCCGGAAAAGCTGTCCCAACTGCCGTAAAGCAGCGCATTCCTCTCGGCTTCACTCATGGTTGCCAGGCGTTTAAGATACTGCGGGTCGTTGGCAAGCAAAATCTTATTGTCAAACACCTTGCTCGGCACAAAAATTTTGCTTGTCCAGAATTCCTTTGTGCCGCCGTTCGGCATCAGCACCGCTGAGCGCGTCCAAACTGTCTTGTTTGCTTGCCCGGCGGTCACAAAATACTGCTTTACCCAGCCGTGTCCCACGCCGCCGGGGTTTCCGGTGCAGCGCATATACACCCGCATACCAGGACCGTTTGCGCGGTTTCGTGACCTCAGATAGTCGTATTCATCAAACTGGAATTGTGTAATTTCGTCAAAGCCGATAAATTCATACTGTAAGCCCTGGTATTTCAGCTTGTCCTGCGAACGAAAAAGACTGTCAAAGGCTATCGTTGCGCCGCTTGGAAAAGTGAAGGTGCGGGTTGTCGCGTTGTACTTTACGCTTGGATATGCCGCCTTGTAGTACATATATGCGCGTTCTGTCAGCTGCTTTAATTCCTTTACGATTTTTCTGAGAATCAGTGCGCGGTACCACGGCACATCAACCTGCCGCAGTGCTTCGACAATCAGCATGTCGCTTTTACCGCCGCCTGCAGCGCCGCCGTATAGCCCCTCGTCTTCAAGGCGCGACATCATCAGCGCCTGCTTCGGCTGCGGTCTCCAAATCGCTTTCATTTCCTTCCTCTCCCGGTCGCGGGTCAAGCCCTGTTGCTTCCGCTAAGATAATCACACCGCTTTGCGCGCTGTTCTCTGCCTGTCCGTTGTCGCCTGTCAGCACTTCCTTCAGGTTCACAAGCGACTTTGCGAGCTCGCTTGCACGTTTGGTGTCAATGAGTGTGTTCATGCGCGCCGTTTTCATTTTTCGCTTCTTCACGCTATTGGCGGTCACGGTACCGTCGCCGTTATCGGTTTCACTTTGGCTCACTTCCTGCTCGTCATAGGCGATATACGCCGCCTTGTCCAGCTGTCCAATAGCACGGTTCACCATTGTCAACAGCTTGCCCGCGCTCTTCATCAGACGATTTAAGTCCTTTACCGTCTGCTTGATTTCTTTGTCATTTACACTCTCGCTGACCTTTTCAGCCTTTCTCACGCTGTATTTCTTTCTCTTTTCGCTCCACTTGCCCTTTGCGCTGCGTTTCTGAACATTTCCGAGCGGCGCATTGTACTTATCGGCAAGCGCACGCAGGCTGATTTTTGAATTGACATACTCTGCTTCCATTTCAGCCCAATTGACCTCATTCTCGCCGATATTCACCGCCCCCTTTTGTTTTATTTTAACAATTCCAACGGCTTTTTGGTGTCAGCGAAAGCAGCGTGACGCTGCACTCTGTCCCGCCTTTGGAAGAATGCTTCGTTTGAAAAGCTTCATCAACGGCGTGATAGAAAAATTTCAATAAAACAAAAAAGCGCCGCATTGCTGCAAGCGCCTTTCTCTCTTTTTAAAATTCATTTTTCCCCGCGAATGTTTCCGCAGCGTTTCCACTGTGTTGCCGTTGTTAAAGCTATGCTTTAAAACTGCTTTTTTCATTCCGTCAATTTTTGTGATTCTCACGTTATCGTGAGTTAATCAAGAATTTTTGCATATAGAAGTCTTTGAAAAACTGATACTTTTATTCGTTGTTTTCTTCCTCAAATTTTTGCAAGCAAAGCTGCGCTGTCACGCACCCCTTCCAGCAGTGCGTGCCGCAGAAGTTTGATATATACTCATTCCGTTGTGCCATGGTTTCAAATCTTGCCGCTGTCCCTGCCATGCCTTCACCGGTCGGCTCACAGTAAATAAACTTGCGGTAAACGCCCCTGAAGAACGGACACTTAATTGTTTTTTCAATTCTCTCCATATTTCACTACCTTTACCACTGCAATCAGACCGCCGGAGCAGTCAGAATTAAAATATTCCCTTTTTCATCTTCGGAAAGGCGAACGACCGGTATTTGAAGTAATATGATGCGCCTGTTACGTCGCTGATGTTAACGCTCAGCTCGTCATTCACCAAATAAAAGCCCTTCGGCGGCTCTGTGTATTCTCCGCGCTCCAATCGTCTGATTTCTCTACGGCTGCACTTTTTCACTGTCACTTTCGGACGCGCAAGGTTGCGACTTGCCATCATGCGCTTGCCGCCAAGCGTTAGTCCGTCGTCCTCTATTTTCTCCTCCGCTTTTGAAACGTCCTTGTGAATATATGCCGCCAGTTTCTCATAGCTGTGGTCGGCATAGAGCGGAGAGAAATTCATTCCGCCGTTCTTGTAATACCAGCACTCTTTCGCGATCGCCGCGATTTCTGCGCTGAAAATAATGTGCAGGTGCCAGTTTTTCCCACGCTTGCCGCATTCGCGGAACCCGATGTATTTGAACACAAGCCCCAGCTTGTCCGCTCTGCGTTTGATACGGCTAAAAAAATTCTGGACGTGCTTCACAAATGACTTCTCGTCGCAGAAGGTTCCGTAAGGAGCAGAGAAACGGCAAAAGTAATCCCCTTCGTCAAAGTTCATGTCAATGACCTGTTCCCATTTTCGGATTGTTCTCAGCTCGTTGGCTGCTCTCTGCTTTTTCGGTGAAAGTTTTTTGTTCACACCGCGCCCGCCGTAATTCTTGCCAATCTGCTTGATTGAATTGTAATATTCGACCTCTACCAAATTCCGGCAGCGGATAACTCTTTTATATGTAAACATAAGCCCAACCTTTTATTATAACGCCAAACATCCGGCGCGTCCATTTAAGTAATCATTTGAGCAGGAAAGACAAGGGGAATTTCACCCCTTGATTTTTGATGATAAACTACTAAATAACTATAACAAAATAAACAATGGAAATTACTGACGATACTATAAGACATGCTGTTGTCATCATTAATAGAGTACCGCAATAATAAGCATAAAGCTTACTTTCACCAAGTTTACTCATTTTCCCAATAAAAAGCGAAATTATTGTTATCAACAAAATGAATGAACAAGCAATCCACATTTTTGCTAAAACATATTGCACCTGTTACACCTCCCTTCACCCCGCCGCGCGGTGCTGTTGTCGGTTTAGTCGCTCCAGTCAAGGGCTTGACCGCATTTATAGCAGTGCGGCATTCGATAAGCAGATAATCTTCGATGTGCATTACCACCTAAGACTTTTCGGCAATTAGGGCATAAATCAAGCTCGTTATAAATCACGACTTTTCTTTTGATTTGATACCTCCCCGCTTCGGTGAGTTTATCAATCGCTGCGCCCAGCCGCGCACGGTCAATGTCCCTGCGCTCCTGTGATTTCAGGCGGTTCAGTTCGATTATCGCGGCTTCGTAGGTCATTTCAGTTGGCATTGCCTTCACGCTCCTCAATCTCATGCCCAAGGCAACCCTTTTGATAATCGAAATTATCACAATCACCGCACGGAAGCACTCTGCGCCCAAGTGCAAGCTGACCTTGCAAGTACTCTCTTACTTGTGCGACTGTTTTTAGTGTCTTACCGTCTACAGAAATATTTCCAGCTAGCATTTTTGCGTTCTTAATTCCACCGGTTATATCAAGTGATAGGTGCATTGTTCTCATTTTTTTCACGCTCCTTCAACGCTTGTTCGGCTTCTTCGCGGCTTGGGAATATGATTTCACCAAACATTTTAGGCTCAACGCCATAGCACCAGACATTTTCATTATCGCAAAGAGCCGCTGACGGATAGCCTGCGTCTCCAATTCTGAAATTATCAACACAGCACTCAACAATAACTGTTTTTGTTACCTTTTTGTGTCCTAATTTCTGTGTTTGTTCGGTTAGCATGTATACTGTATCACCCACATGACACGGCAGCTCCACGAACCGGGAGCTGTCAGCAAAGTGTTTGCAATCCTGTTGATATCCTTTGTTTTCCAAAATCGTGCAAACGTCTGAATGAATACAATCCTTACACGTTGCCATCATTTCACCTCCGTTTCTCTCATACAATTGTTCCAACAAGCTATCGCTATAAATTTATCCTTGACTCGAGCAGTTCGCATTAAGCATTTTGTACAGCAAACGGAATAATCATTTCTTCCATTAGTTGCAATGATAGCTTTTGCTCCGCACCGGCAATCAGATAAAACACTGCTCATTCTTCGTTCACCTCTTGAGTATCGCCGGCAGTCAACATCATCATTTTGGGCGTATCAATGATGTACTGCGCCGGGTATTGCATAACCTTTGTATACGCTTCCTCGCCCTGGAATTCGTCTACGACGCGCTTTTCCTCGTCGGTCATATTGCTGTACTGCTTTTTGCCGTAGGACGGCGGGAGCCATCCCTTGCGCTGCGAGCCGTAGATATTCAATCGGTCTAAAAGCTCCAAATCCGTGAATACAATATGACAGGTACCTTTTTTGAACAGCGAAATATTGAAATACCGAAGCGGAATATTCCTTGTTTTGCCGTTGATCTGACAGGTTTTTAAGCGCTCGTGCAGGTCGTTGGCGTCAAATGCTGTGTTGCCCGTTTCAAGGTAACTCAGCGTCTTTTCAAGATCGCACATCAGCCTATATACTGTCGAGAGGTCAAAACTGTCTTCATAGCGCTTTTCCCAATAGCTGTAAGCGTATGCGCCATGGATAGGAATAATGACCTTCTTGTTGATTCGGTGCGCCTTGTTGCTTGCCCAACCGTTGAAATAGTGGACGTTGTTTTCTGACTCCGGGTACCACGAATGTTTTGCCGATAAATTATCAAACAAATCCAAAATGGTATCCTCGACGCCTCGGCTCAACCGCTGCAACATATCAAGCTGAATCTGTTTGATATTGAACACCGAAAAATCGTAGTTTTTCAGCTCCTTGACTCGGTTGTACAGTTCATCTTGCAGATTGGATGTGAGCATTCCGGTAAACTGTTTGTTGTTGAACAGCGCGCGCCAGTATTTCAGTCGAACGAGCTTGACATAGCCGTTCACGGATAACGGTTGTTTGCCATCGCGCAGGCTCAGCGACAAGGTAGAATAACTCCACTTATCTTTATCAATATCCTCATAGATATAAGGCTTCATAGCCTTGTACTCGTTAATCAGACGAATGCCGGCTTCAACCTCTATCTCGTACTGTTTGACGACCTGTGCCACAAAATCTCCGACTGCCAGCTTGTGACAAGCAACGTCCACCTCCGAATAGCTTTTCTTTTTCAACTGCTCAAAGATATAGCTTTCGCGTTCCGGCTCCGGAATATCCACGCTGATGAGCGCAACCTCGACGGAGGTTTTTCTTTCTGCCTGTTCAAATTCGCCTTGCAGGAATCTGATTTGAGCACCGTAGCTGTTCAGCTTATCCCAGAGGAGCTTACGCGTGTTTGTATATCGGTTCCGAATTGTTTCCGCGTTCAAAATGCACCGTATTTTGCCGCCGTTTTCGGCAAGCTCCAACGCGTGAAGCAGGTGTAAATCGCCGACGCTAAACGGTGGGTTCATCACAATCAGGTCATACCGCTTGTGCGTATGGTAAGTGAGAAAATCGTCATGTACTAAAGTATGCTTGTTTGCCTTTAAAATACTTTGCAGTTCCGGATTGATCTCAATACAATCAATCGTGCAATAGTCCAAGCCTGCACGCCTATGTCCATAGGCCATACACTTAACGACTGCTGAAACAATATCGCCCTTACCGGCTGACGGTTCCAGCACCGACTCAATGTACATAAAATCCACCCCTGCCAGCAGTTTGCCGATCAATGACTTCGGCGTTGGGTAGAATTCGTCAATGTTAAAAAGCATTTCGTGTTTTCCTTTCTTTTTTTATTTACTTCCATCCGTTCGGAGTTGACGTGTATGTAATTTCTTTAGTTCTCACTCACATCATTAGTAATCGGACACTCTTGAGTTCCTTTGAAATTTGCCCAACTAATAGGCAAGAAGAACAAATCAGGTCTTTCTCTTAAGTCCTGCGTCAATTGCGCTCGATAGCATCGTTTAGGACATTTGGCTTTTTTGTAATCATCACAATGCGTTGCGTCGTGGTTCATGATTCACCTGCCTCCGCTTCGATGATGGTTGGGGCGATTATCTTCTTAAGTCTTCCGGCAACAAACGGATTACCGTTGTTTGGATAAGATATAACCGTTATGCTGTCAAGATCGTCCGCGTCAATCAGCCTGCCGTGTGGGGGGTGTATTTCAGTAACACCTTTGTGCTCTATCGGATTTCCGTTTGTATCAAGTATTAGTGCTAAAGTATTTTCACCGTTTTCGTCAGAAGCAAACGCTATCGTCATTTCGCCGTTCTTCGGCATATTGATACCCTTAATAATCAAGCTCATTTTTATCCCCCATATTCATCTTCCATCGTTTCCACAGCGTCGGCAAGCTCTCTGCCGCGTTTCAGCAGCTCACGCGGGCTCAGCTCTCTTGCGGCGCTTTCACTGTAAATCATCTGATACCTTTTGCTCTGCTTCCGATAAAGCGTTACCGTCGTTTCTCCCTTCGGCTGCGTCACACGATACTGTTTCTTCTGAAACTCTATTGTCATTGCCGCTGTCCTCCTTGTTGTCCTTTGTCGGTTTTAACTCCCCGATAAACTGCTCATATACCGCTACTTTGCCGCGAAGAAGGGAGTTATCACGGCAAACCTGCACATATATCTTATTTCCCTGCTCAATGTTGTGCGCCAGAGCGCCGATGTTGTTTTCATAAACAACAATTCTATCCTCTGCTTCTTTCAGCTGCTTTTTCAGCCCCAGCATCACCTGAATCATAGACTTCTTTCCGTGCTCATACAGCTTCCGGCGCTGCTCGATTTCCTTCTCTGCTTTGGCAAGTTCTCCGTATATCTCGTTGGATTTCTCTGCTGCAAAATCCAGCTTGTGTCTTAACCGTGCGTTGTCCCTCATGGAACGCGCAAGCTGCTTCCTGATTTCGCCGTTTGCAATGTGTTCCATACGCCGCTCCTGCTCTTTGAGCTGCAGAAGACTTTTCAAATGCTCAATCTGCTTTTTCTTTTGGAAAAACATTATTGTTACTCTCCTTTTTTTGCCAACAACAACAGGCGTAACCCCGGGACCTCTCGGGGCAACGCCTATAAAATTTGCAGTTGGTACATTTTGCGTTTTTTGTATTCATATTATGAAACTCTCTGATTATCGTACATCTGCCTTAACCCTTGCGCAATGCCGCGTGTGTCGTTGTCCTTCACCGGCACCTGCCGTGCACTGTTTTTAAGCTTATCATCATCAAGCTCTGCAAAGCGTTGCGCCATGCCGTTTTCATCGGTTGCCGCATAGAAGCTTTCCAGCAGCACAACATAGTCCTCGTCACGGATGTTTTTAAATTTCTCCCGCCATTCGTCGCCGTGCTTCATCACTGCTTCAATGCAGCTTTTCTTGAAATCCGCGTCTTCAATCCTCTTGATAAATAGCTTGTGCCACACATTCTCTTTTGTCAGCACATCAAGCAACATGCACAGCCCGCCGATAAACTTCACCGCGTCGGGCTTGTCCTTCGCAAGCTCACGCGACACTTCGCAACTCAAACTACTGAATTTCGCCGTGTTCTCCACCCACGTCTGATATGCCGCCTGCATGTGGTCGGTAACAGTCATATAGTGCTTGTAGTCCGCCGCCACCTTGTATTTGAATCTGACGCACTCGCGCTCGCTGATGGTTCCCACCTTTGTGCAGGAATACACACCCGCCAGCGTCAGCACATACCACATATCAAATATCGGAAGTCCAAAAAGTCCAAATCGGTTCACTTCGCCGTCAATATAACTGCGCGCCAGAGCTTCCAGCTCGTCCATTCTCAGTGCGTTCATCAAATTCCCCTCAAATCCCCGGTTTCTATTGCGGCATCAACGCTTCCGACGATGGCAAAACATACCGCTTCGGCAAGTGCCGGGAAGGCTCTCCGGGTCGGCGGCGTTTCTCTGGCGTTCCGCATGACAATCACCTTCGGTGCAACGGATTTTTCGCGGCGCGGTTCCATTCCGTGGCGGATAGCGCGGAGCTGGGCAATCACGTTGTCAAGGTGTTCGGGCGTCATGGTGCTCTCTACCTTGATGTAGCCGCCTCTGCGGACGGCTCTGACATATTCGCCTTCGGGTTCGGGTTTAGTTTTCTTCTTAAACATGTGAATTCTCCTTTATTTCATTTCAATCTTCCCGCATTCTTCTATTCGGTGGAAGCGATTTGCGAGACCGACAAGCTTCGCTAATTCGGTTTTCACTTGTTTGCTTGTGTTTTTGCTGTTCAGCCCTGCTTTTATCGCGTGATAAACAAATTGGATAATCTGTCTGTCATCAAAATGTGCTGACAGGCTGCCACACCACAGGGGCAAGCACGAATAATCAAGGTCAGCACTGCGCAGGTCAGCACTGCTCAGGTCAGCGCCGCGCAGGTCAGCACTGCTCAGGTCAGCGCCGCGCAGGTCAGCGCCGCTCAGGTCAGCACTGCGCAGGTCAGCACTGCTCAGGTCAGCGCCGCGCAGGTCAGCACTGCTCAGGTCAGCACTGCGCAGGTCAGCGCCGCGCAGG